TTAAATGATACTATCATGAACTGGCAAAAGAAAGGCTTTACCGGATTTACAGATAAAGCGGGCAGAGAGTGGAGAGCTGATAGCTATGCAAGAGCAATCATTAAGAGCACCACTTACAAAGTTTACAATGAGATGAGAGTGGCGCCGGCTGAGGAACTAGGCATAGATACTTTTTACTATTCTATGAAAGCGACAGCAAGGCCGGCATGTAGTCCATTACAAGGGCAGATAGTCACAAAGGGCAAGGGTTTTGAAATAGACGGTATAATAGTTTATTCTTTGTTTGATTATGGTTACGGAACGGCGGGCGGATGCTTAGGTATTCATTGTGGACACTATCTAACTCCTTTTATCATTGGAGTAAACGAATTGCCAAACCTACCAAGCTATCTAAAGAACTTGACACCAGAGCAAGCTGAGGAAAATGCACGGATAGAGAGCAAACAAAGAGGCCTAGAGCGATTGATAAAGAACCACAAAGAGCGCTTGCATTATGCAAAGACTTTAGAAGATGAAAAACTGATTGAAAGTGAGCGCTTAAAAGTGCGAATGTATCAAAATAAGATCCATAGCCTAGTGACTCAATATGATTTTCTTACTAGAGATTATCAAAGAGAGAAACTTTACTAAATAAAAAGAGGGTATTGCAACAAGCAAGCCCTTTTTTAATGCTCAAAACAGTAAAAAGTCCCTATCTATCAAAGGTATAGTGAAATAGTAAATAATATTTTGCTTTTAAGTGGGAGTTAACCACTTTAAAAGAACTAGGAGGTACAAATGGCATTTACAACCGAGGCATTACAAGAGTTAGGATTGACTCAAGAGCAAATTAAGGAAGTTTTTGCTTTACATGGCAAGACTATCAACCCTTTAAAAGCTGATCTTGAGGAGTCAAAAGGAACGCTTGAGAGCCTTAATAATCAATTAACCGCAACAGGGCAGCAACTTGAGGCTTTGAAAGCAGATGCAAACACTAGTGAAGAAACAAAGAAAGCACTAGAAAGCTTACAGTCTGACTATGACAATTACAAGGCTAAAGCTGAGGCCGAGCTTGCACAAACTAAAAAGGTTAGTGCTATCACGCTTGCCTTGAAAGATACCAATGCTTACAATCCGGATAAGTTGATGAAATTCATTGATATTGATGCTATCGAGCTTGACAAAGACGGCAAGCCTCAACTAACAGAAATCATTGATGGACTGAAAGAAAGTGATCCGTACCTTTTCAAGCAAGAAGATGATACCCCTAGCCCTACAATTTTGCCGCCGGGCAATCCACAAGCCGGGGGCTCAGAAAGTAATGATCCGTTCCAAGCAATTATTGACGGATACGGAAAATAAGGAAAGGAGATTATCATGTCAGGTAATCAAAACAACCCAGCCCGCCGCTATGAGAAACAATATGCGGGTATTCTTGAAACAGTTTTCGGAGTGCGTGCTGCTTTTGCAAACGCCCTAGCACCTATCCAGATTTTGGACGGGGTACAAGAAAACTCTAAAGCTTTCTCAGTTAAGACAAACGGTACGCCGGTTGTTATCGGAGAATACAAAACAGGCGCAGATGATGGCGGCTTTGGTGAGGGTACAGGTTCACGCTCACGTTTTGGTAAGCTAACAGAAATCAAATACGATAATGCAGATGTTGACTATGACTATACTTTGACAATCCATGAGGGACTTGACCGTTACACAGTCAACAACGATCTTAACGCTGCAATCGCTGACCGTTTGAAATTGCAATCAGAGGCGCAAACACGAACAATTAACAAGCGTATTGGTGACTACCTTGCAACTAACGCCGGTAAAACTGAGGCTCTTGCTGATTTGTCAGATGAAAAAATCAAGGCATTGTTTAACAAGGCAGCAGCTTATTTCACTAACAATGAAGTAACAGCGCCGGTAACAGTTTACTTACGCTCAGAACTCTATAACGCAATCGTGGATATGGCCTCAGTAACAACCGCTAAAGGCTCAACTATCTCACTTGATGAAAACGGCTTGCCTAAATACAAAGGCTTTACTTTGGAAGAAACACCAGAGCAATACTTTAAAACAGATACTATTGCTATCTTCTCACCTAATGGCATTGTTATCCCGTTTGTAGGTATCTCAACAGCCCGTGCTATTGAGGCAGAAGAATTTGACGGGGTTAAATTGCAAGCAGCTGCTAAAGGTGGTACTTACATGTTGGACGATAACAAGAAAGCTGTACTCAAGGTTACAGGTACTATCGTTTAAGGAGGTAACTAATGGCAATCTATCAAGCAACAAAAAATATTTACTTTTCTCAACTTGATAAAGCTGTAATTGTTGATGATCTTATTGAACTTGATGAGGCTTACGCTAAAGAAGTCAATAAAAATCTTAAAGACACTTTCCTGGATGTAAAAGAGGTTTTGGTATTGGTTGACAAAGCCGGTACTCTTGAGCCGGAAGAAGATCCTATCGAAGAAGTGGCAGCGGATGAAGAATAAATAAGGGGTGGAAACACCCTTTATTTTTAAGGGAGGTTTACATGACTTATTTAACTCAAGACGAATACTCAGAGCTAGGCTTTGATGAGGTCAGCGATTATGAAAAACTAGCAGCAAGGGCGAAAATTGCAATAGATCTATACACAAACGGCTTTTATCAAAAAGGCATTGACTTTGACAAAGAGGTAGAATATCGCAAAAATGCTGTAAAGCTTGCTATGGCCTTTCAAATCGCTTACTTAGATGCTAGTGGTATCTTGACAGCGGATGATAAACAACTTACAGGCAGCGTATCTATCGGGCGTACCTCAATCTCATATCAAAACGGAGGCAATAGCTCAAGCGGTCAGCAATTCAATCTTAGTTTAGATGCTGAGAATGTACTGAAACAAGCGGGCTTTAGTCTTATTGTGGGAGTGGACTATGATAGATAAACGCTTACTCAAAGATAAAATCACGGTCAAAAAGATAGCTGAAAAAAATGATTTTGGAGATGAAACATACTCAGAGCCTATTGTGGTTGACTCAGTAAGGTTTGACCGTTCAATAGCTGTATCGGGTAGTCGAAGTACAAAATACAATAACTCTAAAGTAAGGCAGAAAGCTGGGGTTATTTATATCTATCCTAGTATCTCAAATGTACTAGTTAATGATACATGGCTTGAGGCTATTGTAAATGATGGTGAGCGTGATTATACAGTAACAGGGTATCAACCTAACTATATCAACGGCAAGCCTTTTAGTTTTGAGGTGGAGGTAATCTAATGAGTATCTCTATCAAAGTTGACTTGCAAGGCGTGAAAGATAAGTTTTCGGAGGCGGCTTTTGCAAGGGGTAAGTATGAAGTGGCTAGTCAGATTTTGCTAGATGCTGAGGAGTACATACCCTTGAGAGGCGGAGAGCTGAGAGCATCCGGCTATATCGAGGGACAAGGTACAGCGGTTGTCTATAACACGGTATATGCAAGAGCTCAATTTTACGGTACTAATGGCATTGTAACCTTTAGGAACTATACAACGCCGGGAACTGGTAAGCGCTGGGATGAGAAAGTAACCGAATATCATTCTGATAAGTGGGCACAAGCATTTTTGAAAGGGGCTAGAATTTGACACAAAATAACGATTTTCAGTTAGTGCTATTAAGTCACTTGAAAACAATGAGCTTACCACTTACACCCCGCCTAGATTATTTTGACGATAACAAAGATGATCTAGTTATCAATCAAATACCGGGTGGAAAGGTTGATACAGTATATATGGACGGCACGCAAGAGGTATCTTTGCCGTTTGAAATTGCTGTAAAAGCTAAAAAGAACAGCCTAGCAAATGAAATTATCTGGGATGTAACTAGTGAGCTTTCAAAATTTGACTTAGTGTTACCGAGCGCTAACAACTCATACGAATATCTAGGTTTGGAAGTAAGCCGTCCAGCCTCAAAAGGTAAAGACTCTCAAGGCTTTTATTATTACACAATAGAAATTGTGGCAAAAATTGTAATTGAAAGGAACAAAGAACAATGACAAGACAAAAAAACGCCCTACGTGGGCACTTTGTAGCTCCATACAACGGAGGAACTGAGCCAACCGGTGAAAGTACATGGCTAGAGCTTGCAAAATGGATCACAGATGTATCAGATGATACAGATGAGAAAACAGAAGATCAAGCCTTTTATGACGGTGACGGTACAGAAGAAACAAGTGTAATCAGCGTTAAAGGTGCTTACACTTTTGAGGGCACTTATGATCCAGAAGATCCAGCACAAGCTCTTATTGCTGCTATGAAGTATAAGACAGGGGACGAGCGTAAAGTATGGCATAAGGTTGTACAGTCTGATAAAAAGAAACAATTTGTCGGAGTTGCAACAGTAACAGAAATTAAAGCCGGCTCTGGTGCTGCGGCTGATTATGAGGCTTTCGGTTGTAAAATCTCTTACAATGCAACACCAAAAGAGTCGGCTATTGTCGGATAAAAGCTTTTTCAAGGGCGGGCAGTTAAGCCTTGCCCTTTTTTAAACAAGATAAAGGAGTAATAAGATGTCAGAAATTAAGATTGAACTAAAGCGTACAGGGTTCCCGGTAAGTATCGGAGAGGTTGATTTATGGTTTGACACAAGTCAAGAAAGTTTGATGCGCTTTTTCGATATGGAAGAAGAAATCCAAAAGCGCCTTGTCCAATATGAGCTTGAGGTATTAACCGCAAATATTGGTAATAAGATTGAGCGTGACGGCGTAACAAAAGAGGTTGTTGCTGGTGCTATTGATATTGAGAAGAAAAAAGTTGAGATCCAATATGACCTTATTTTCGGTGATGGCACTTTTGATAAGCTCTATAAATTCTATCCGGATTTTCACGCTTTAAACAACGCTCTAGAGGCTGCTAGTGAACTCATGTATAAAAAACTTGAGGAGATTGCAGATGAGCATAAAAAAGTAGTTAAAGAGCGTGCTAATCACTATCTTAACAAAGGCAAGAAAGCTCCTACAAAAAAGAAAGCTAACACAAAAAGCAAAAAGAAATAAGGTGTAATCATGAAATTAAATGATGCGCTGGTTACTAGTTTTTCAATCGGTGATAACGAGTACGATATTGACCTTTCTTTTAATAAAATCCTTGATGTTTTTGAAATCATGAAAGAAGAAGAACTAAATACAGTTGAAAAAGCTTATTTAATCGTACAGTTGCTAACTGGTGAGGAACTAGAGGATATGGATGAGGTGGTTGAGTGTTGGATCTATATTAAAGAGCATTTTTTGGATATTCAAAAAGAGATGGTTCAATATGACTTGTTAGGAAACCCCGTACCTCAAGCAAATGCTGAGGATGAGGAAGAACAAGAAAGAGTAATTGACCTTGAGCAAGATGCTGAGTATATTTACGCTAGCTTTTTACAAGCTTACGGTATCAATCTCTTTAAGGCTCAAAATAGGCTATCGTGGGTAGAGTTTAAAGCGCTCTTAACCGCCTTACCAGATAATACTATCATGCAACAGATTGTACAAATCAGAGCATGGAAACCCTCAGACGGAGGGGACAAGAAGAAAATGAGAAAATTACAAGCAAAATATAGGCTAGGAGAGGAGGGAGAATAATATGGCAGATGGAAAAGTTACCATCCTAGTGGATGTGGACGGTAATAAAGTAAAGGTTCTTAATGATGAGCTTGATAAAGTCAGCAAAAAAGGGGACATAGGTAGTAAGTCACTAGGACAGTTTGCCCTTGTCGGTGGTGCTTTTAAACTAGCAGCTAAAGCAGTTGACTTACTGGTTGACTCTTTAGGAGGTGCGATCCAGCGTTTTGATACGCTAGAAAGCTTTCCTAGAGTAATGCAAGCTATGGGACACAGTACAGAAGATGTAACACGCTCAACTAAAAAGCTTGCAAATGGTATTGAGGGCTTGCCTACAACTTTGAACGAGGTAGTGGGTACGGCTCAACGCTTAACCTCTATCACAGGGGACTTAGGAAAGTCAACAGATTTAACACTAGCTCTTAACAACGCCTTTCTGGCCTCTGGTTCATCTAGTATGGATGCTAGCCGTGGATTGCAACAGTTTGCTCAAATGCTCTCAGCCGGTAAGGTTGATATGCAAAGTTGGAAAACGTTACAAGAAACAATGCCTTACGCTTTGCAGAAAACGGCTGAGGCTTTCGGTTTTGCCGGTCAATCAGCACAGCATGAGTTTTACACAGCATTAAAACAGGGTGAAATCACTTTCGACCAATTTGCCTCTAAACTCATTGAGTTAGATGCGGGGGTTGGTGGTTTTGCTGAGCTAGCTCATACTAACAGTAAAGGTATTCAGACTTCTTTCGGGAACTTAAAAAATGCGGTTGTTAAAGGTGTTGCTAGCACTATTAAGGCTCTTGATGACCTCTCTAAAGCAGCAACCGGTAAGAGTATTGCTGAGAATTTTGACTCTTTAAAAGTGATTATCAATGCAACTTTCTCACTTATTGCAAAAATGATAAGAGCAAGCATACCGGTATTTCAAGTGCTCTTTACTGTACTTAAAACTGGTGTACAAGTTATTAAACCGCTTGTCCCGGCTATTATAAGCCTAGTATCAGCCCTTGTCGCAATGAAGGTTGCAAAAGAAACTATTGCAATGACTCAAGCCTTAATTTCTGGTTGGAAAACATTCCAAACAACGGCAGCGGCAGCGGTTCAAGTTATCAACTTAATGACGGCAGCTCAAGCAACTTGTGGGACTGTAACCAAGGCTCAAATGGTTGCAAACTTGGCAAATAATGGAGCTTTAACACTTTCAACTTTCCTTTATGGATTGCTTACTGGTGCTATCTCTATTGAAACGGCTGCAACTATCGCAGCGACAGCGGCAACAACGGCTTTTAAAGCTGTTTTAACGGCTTTA